AATAAGCAGATTTTTTCACGGGTTTTGAGATTGTCGAGCGGCGTTGAATGCCGCCTGTTGTTTATCAGTGAGGAATGATAATGGCGACAGCATACTTAGTTCCAGTAGGGCAGACAGGCAGCTTTTCCAACGGTGATTATGGAAATATCGACGGCGGGACATACGGGCCAAGCGGTACTCCGACAAGCGATGTTGTAAACAGCGCCGATGGGCAATGCCTCGTTACCTTCCCCATGACGAATTGGAGCGCGGGTGCGGCAACGGCTATTAAGCTGCACTGCTGGGCGAAGAATTACGGGGTTGAGACAATCACGCTGGACATCTCGCTTAACGGCGGGGTGGACTGGGAAGGTGGAAAGGGCTTTACACCTGATGGCGGCGGCGGATGGAATACCACCGCTGACTGGAACATCAGCAGTTCCAACCTTGACAATCTTGTAGTGCGGGATAATCAGGGGCAGTTTATCGAAGTTAAGGAGCTTACCGCCGAAATCACATACACCGAAGCGGGCAGCAGCGGCGGTTCCGGCGCGTCCGGTTCGGGCTCGGCGGAGAGTGGCAGCGGCGGAAGCGGAGCAGGTGAGGAAATTTTCCCGACAAACGCATTTCTCGGCTTTGTACGGTAGGAGATTGCGACATGGATTTTGAGGTACTCCCGATAGATACGCTCAAGCCGGCGGCGTATAACCCGCGCCTGATGTCGGAAGACGAAATGCGCAAGCTCGGCAAATCGCTCAAGGCATACGGCTGCGTGAAGCCCATCATCATCAACGCTGACAACACGGTTATCGGCGGGCATCAGCGCTTGAAGGCGCTTGAGGCTGCGGGAGAAGAGACCGCTCCCTGCGTCCGCGTTGACCTGCCGAAGAGTCAGGAAAAGGCGCTTAATCTTGCCCTGAACAAAATCAGCGGCGAATGGGACACGGCAAAACTTAAAGATGTTCTTGAGGAACTGGATACGGGTGCGTTGCAGGATATTGAGATAACGGGATTTGACGAGGCTGAAATAGAAGAGTTAATGACGCAGTTTTGCCCGCCGGACGCAGAGACGATACCGAACGAGAAGAACGCCGTCGTGAAATGCCCGGCTTGCGGAAGTGAGTTTATCCCTGACAGAAAAGGGGGTGAGTATGGGTAAGCGAGGGCCGGCCCCGACGCCGACGCCGATATTGCAGATGCGCGGCAGTTGGCGGGCGAAGACGAGAGCGAATGAGCCGGAGCCGCAGGGCGGCAGGCCGATTTGCCCGACGTGGCTGCGCAAAGACGCAAAGCGCGTCTGGAAAAAGATTGCGCCGCGCCTTGACGCCATGAAGGTGCTCGGAGAAATTGACCGCAACAGCCTTGCCCGGTACTGCCAGATATTCGCAAAGTGGCGCGAAGCCGAGGAGTTTCTTGCGAAGCACGGCACGGCGCTGCCGGTTCGTAACGCCGCCGGCGACCTTGTGGATTTCAAGCAGTTTCCGCAGGTGAATCTTGCAATGAAATTATCAGACCAGCTTTTGCGGCTTGAACGCGAGTTCGGCATGACGCCGTCGGCGCGGGCGGCAATGGCGACGCCGCCTGACAAGGGCAAAAAGGACATGACGAAAGAGGAGCGTTATTTTGGCACCGGTGCTTGAAGCTGAAAAAATGGACATCGGCGAAATCATCTCGCTGATACCCGGCTACGACCCGATAGCGACGGCGGGCGACTGCACGTTTGACGCGGACGCGGCGCTCCGCGCGTGTGAGTTTTTCCCACAGTTTTTAACGCACGTCAAGGGCGTCAAGGCCAAGCAGCCCTTTACGCTCGAACTGTGGCAGCAGGCGATTATCGCCAATGCATTCGGGTGGAAGCGCCCGGACGGAACGCGCCGCTACCGGTATATTTTCATCTACGTCTCGCGCAAGAACGGCAAGAGCCTTCTCGGCGGCGGAATTATCAATTACGCCACGTTCTGCGACGGCGAAATGGGTGCGGAAAACTACTGCGTTGCCGCCGACCGAGACCAGGCGATGTTGATATTCGGCCCCGCCAAAACGATGGTGCTTGAAAATGACAGCCTTTCAAGCCGAGCGAAAATCTACGAGACCAGCAAAACGGTGATGTGTCCGGCCACCGGCAGCTTCTACCGGGCAATCTCGGCCGAGGCATCGACAAAGCATGGCTACAACGGCCACTTCATCATCATCGACGAGCTGCACGCGCAGCCCAACAGCGAGCTTGTTGACGTGCTGGAAACGAGCCGTGGCGCGAGAAAGCAGCCGATGGTTATCTACCTCACGACGGCCGACTACGACCATCCGTCAATCTGTAACGAAAAATACAAATACGCGCAGCAGGTACGCGACGGCATCATCGATGACGTAACCTTTCTGCCGGTGATTTACGAGGCGGAACAGGATGACGACTGGACGGATGAGGCGGTATGGCACAAGGCAAACCCGAATCTCGGCGTTTCCGTTTCAATGCAATATCTGCGTGAGGAGTTTAAAAAAGCGCAGCGGATAGCGCGTTACGAAAACACCTTCCGGCGCCTGCACCTGAATCAGCAGACTACGACTGACGAACGCTGGATAGACATGGACGCGTTTAACGACTGCCAATCAGACGTGCGCCTTGAAGATTTTGCCGGGCAGGAATGCTTTGCCGGGCTCGACCTGTCATCGACAACCGATTTAACGGCGCTGGTTCTCTGTTTCGAGCGCGACAAGAAATACTGTTTATTTTCGTTCTGCTGGGTGCCGGGCGATAACGTGCACGAGCGCGAGATGCGCGACGGCGTGCCGTATGAAACATGGGCGCGGGAGGGCTTTATCGAGATGACGCCGGGCAACGTGATAGATTACCGGTGGGTGCGCAAAAAAATAAACGAGATTGCCGCGAAATACAAAATCAGGGAAATTGCCTACGACCCGTGGAACGCGCAGAGCCTTGCCAACGACCTTGCCGAAGAGGATGGTTTTAATCTCGTTGAGTTCCGGCAGGGATGGAAAAGCATGAGCGCTCCGGCGAAGGAGTTTGAGCGCGCCGTGCTTGGACGCGAGATTGCGTATGACGGCAACCCGGTTTTGAAATGGTGCACGGCCAATGCCGCCGTGAAGTCTGACGAGTCCGACAATATCAGGCCGTCAAAGGCGAAATCGACGGAGCGCATCGACGCCCTTGTGGCGGCGATAATGGCGCTTGGCAGGTGTACGGTTGCGGCCGCCGAGCGCGGCAGTGTCTATGAAACGCGTGGGATGTTGGAGATATGAACGTGAAACAAAAAGCGAAAATTATAAAAAGCGCGATTGCGTTTGCCGGGCTTGCGCTCGTAACTGCCGGGGCGTATCTGATTTATCCGCCCGCCGGCTTTATCACGTGCGGGGCATTACTATTACTTGACGTTAAATCTTGGAGCCGCTAATTATGAGCATCGTTCAGAGCATATTCGATGACCAGTACAGCGGGACGGCGGCGGACACGGTGCAGCAGTGGCTGGTTAATTTTTTCGGCGGCAATAAAAGCGCCGCCGGCGTCCGCATCAACGCGAAAAAGGCGCTCGGCCTGTCGGCGTACTACGCCTGCATCCGCTGCATTTCAGAGGACATCGGAAAACTGCCGCTTATTACCTACGAGCGGCTTGAGCCGCGCGGGAAACGGCGCGCAAAGGATCATCCGACGTTTGCGCTGCTGCACGATTCGCCGAATGAGGAAATGACGGCGATTGCGTTCCGGGAAACGCTGACGCATCACGCGCTGGGCTGGGGCGGCGGGTTCGCCGAAATCGCCCGTAACGGAAAAGGCGAGGTTGCGGCGTTCTGGCCGATACATCCGAGCCGGGTTATTCTGCGGAGAAACAAGCAGGGCAAGCTGCATTACGAAATCCGAAGCGCCGATGTAATCGGGCAATCCGTATTCTTGCGGCCCGACCAGGTGCTGCACATTCACGGCCTCGGCATTGACGGCCTCTCTGGCTACGGGATGTCGGTGCTCGGCAGGGAGAGCATCGGCCTCGGCATTGAGGCGGAACAGTTTGGCGCGCGCTTTTTCGCCAATGACGCCACGCCCGGAACGATAATACGGCATCCCAACACGCTAAGCCAGCCGGCATTAAAAAACCTGCGCGAATCATGGGCCAAGCGGTTTAAGGGGGCCGGTAAATCGCACAAGGCGATTATCCTCGAGGAGGGCATGGACATCGCTCGCATCGGCGTGCCGCCGGAAGAGGCACAGTTTCTCGAGACGCGCGAGTTTCAGGTTGTCGAGATTTGCCGCTGGTTCCGGATGCCGCCGCACAAGATTCAGCATTTGAAACAGGCGACGTTTTCTAACATCGAATCGCAGAACATCGAATATGTTGTAGATACCTTGACGCCGTGGAGCGTCCGCTGGGAACAGGAACTGAAACGCAAGATATTTTTCGACACGCCGGAATACTTTGCCGAGCATCTGTTCAGCGGCCTTTTGCGCGGCGACCAGGCGCAGCGCAGCACGTACTACCGGAACATGTTCTACATCGGCGCGAAATCGCCGAACGACATCCTGGAATGCGAAAATGAAAACCCGTACGAAGGCGGCGACGCGCATTACGTGCCGGCAAATATGGCGCGGATAAACGCCGACGGAACGGCGGAAAGCCTGCAGCAGAGCGGCAAGCAGCAGGCGGATGATACCGCGACGGCGCGGGAAACAATGCTGCCGGTTCTTGAGGCGGCAATTGCGCCGGTATTTGCGAAACAGGAAAAGGCGGTAGAGCGCGCGCTGAAAAAACAGCTTGACCCGAAATCGTTTGACGCGTGGCTGCGGCCATTCCTTGAGCAGCAGCGGCAGTATTACATTGACAGCGTAACGCCGGCGGCTGACGCCCTTGCGCGGCTGATTAAGGCAGGCGCTGACGCCTCGGCTGCGGTGCTTGACGCAGGGGATGATTATATCAGAGACGCCGAAATGACAATTGCCGAACAGTACAATCACGGCAAAATATTTATTGACGTTGCTTTCGCTTACGCAGAGAGGCTCGCAGACAAAATTGAAATGGAGGTATGACATGAAACAGAACAGTATTTTACCGGCTGGCGGGATTTGGGCCATTGAGCAGAACGCCTACAACCGTTTGCGTTCCGCCTCGGCGGCGCTATCAGGGGTTAAAATCGAGGCGGCAGCCCCGAGCGAGCCGTATCAAATAATGAACAAGGTTGCCGTGATACGCATTCGCGGCATCATGGATAAGCTGCCGAACCTGTTTTTAACACTTTTCGGCGGCACGTCAACGGCAACGGCGCGGCGGGCGGTGGAACGGGCGGCGGCTGACAGCGCCGTTGCTGCGATTCTGCTTGCCATCGATTCCCCGGGCGGCAGCGTTGACGGCATTGCCGAACTCGGCGACGCCGTTTATGCGGCGCGGCAAAGCAAGCGCGTCGTGGCGCAGGTGGACGGCATGGCAGCCAGCGCGGCCTATTACGTTGCCAGCCAGACGGAGGCTATTTACGCGCATCGCATGGACATGGTAGGCAGCATCGGCACGATTATGATGATGTACGACTGGCATGAGTTTTACGAGAAAGAGGGCATTGAGGCGGTACCGATAGCCACCGGCAAATACAAGGCCGCCGGCGCGGAAGGGACGGAAATCACCGAAGCGCAGCGCGCCGATTTCCAGCGCATCGTTGACGCCTATTACAAAGACTTTCTCTCCATGGTTTCACGCGGGCGTGGCATGACAGCAACGCAGGTTAAGGAGCTTGCCGACGGCCGGGTATTTATGCCCGGTGAATCGATAGCAAACGGCCTTATCGACGGCATTCAGACGTTCGAGCAGACGCTTGCGGCGGTAACGCCGAAAAGCAGCGCAGCAAAAAATTATCAGGCGGATGTAAAAATTAGGCTATCTGAAAGGGCGTAATCTTCGACATAGTAGGTGAGACGCGGAAGGCGTCATGACCCTTTCGCACAATTTGCAATAAACAGCCGACTCCGTGCACGGCGGAGCCGGCTTTTTTATTGCACGCGCAGAGACGCGTTGAACCATGCGGCGCGCACCGCAGAGACGGACGGCGCCGGAAAAAAAGCAGCACCGGAAAACTGACAGGCATTTTTGGAGAACAGACAATGAAGAAAATACTTGAATTGAGAAAACAGCGGGCGAATGCCATAAATCAGGCAAAGGCCATTCGCGACGGCGCCAAGGCTGCCGAGCGCGAAATCACCGAAGACGAGGCAAAAAAGATTGACGAATTGCTGACCAAGGCCGACGCCTACGAGGCGGAAGCCCTTGGCATCGAGGCGGCCATCGAGCGTGATGCCCGGCTGAATGCGCAGGTTGAGGCGCTTGGCACCGTTCCCGCTCCGAAGGCGGCCCTGGCTGCCCCGCAGCAGAACGTTGCGGTTGCCGAAAATCAGCAGTTGCGTTCTGTTGACGACCCGAACCGCGGGTATTCGACGCCGCGCGAAATGCTGAACGAGATTATCACCGCCGCGAGAACCGGCATCGTCTCCGACAGGCTCAAACCGCTGCGCGTTGCGGCGACTGCCGGCAGCGATGAGCAGGGCGGCTACGCCGACCCCTACGGCGGCTTTCTGCTTCCCGTCGGATTTTCGCCCGACGTGCTCAAACTGGACGCCGAGCCTGACCGCGTCGGCGGCCTCGTAACCCGCATCCCGATGAACGCAACGTCGCTGCCGATTCCGGCGCGCGTTGACAAAGACCACAGCACGAGCGTTTCCGGCGGGCTGACCGTCACGCGCCGCGCCGAGGCAGACACGGGCGCTTCAAGCAGAATGCAGTTCGAGAAAATCACCTTTCAGGTTTACAACCTGTTCGGCCTTGCCTACGCGACCGAAGAACTTCTCACCGATTCGCCGATTTCGTTCGCCGCGCTTCTGGCGGCGGGCTTTAAAGACGAGTTCAATTCGCACATTCTCGAAGAGCGTTTGAGCGGCACGGGCGTCGGGGAGTTTCTCGGCATCATGAACAGCCCGGCGCTTATCGGCGTCACGAAGGAAACCGGACAGGCGGCGGACACCATCACCTATGAAAATATCGTCAAGATGCGCGCGCGTATCTGGGGATATGAGAACGCCGTCTGGATGGCCAACAACGACTGCATCCCGCAGCTTTCGGCGCTTTCCATGCCCATCGGCACCGGCGGCATACCTATGTGGGTGCCGAGCGCGCGGGAAGATATCCCGAATACGCTCTTCGGCCGGCCGCTGATTTTTACCGAGTACTGCCAGACCATCGGCGACAAGGGCGACCTTACTCTGGCCAACTGGACGCAGTACCTGGAAGGCGTTTATCAGCAGCTGCAAAGCGCCGAATCGATTCACGTGCGGTTCATCTACAACGAGCGGGCGTTCCGGTTCACGATGCGCAACGCAGGCGCGCCGTGGTGGAGGAGCGCGCTGACTCCGAAAAACAGCACCAGCACCCTCAGCCCGTTCGTAACGCTGAACGCGCGATAACCCGTAACCCGGTTTCTTTTTGAAAGGATTTGAAAATGGCAAGCCCACAGGCAGCTGATAAATGGCTGTGCAATAACAAGACGGACGTGTTCTGGTGCGACGACGATTTTTCGAGCGCGGCAGAAGCGGACGCCGCATGGCTCGACATGCGCGGGTACGCGGGCATCGTCGCGATTTTAACCGCCGGCAACCTGACCGGCGCGGGCGTCAAGGCGCTTTCGTTCTACGCCGATTC